ACCTGTAAATCTTGCCCATGCTTTAGTAATGGTGTGCATTACATACTGTTCCATACCTATATCGGTAGGAATAGACAAAATCAGCATATTTTCACTAGCAAAGTAATTAATTTGCCAACCGAAATTAGCATAGTAATTGGTAGCGGCAAGGCTGATAGGATAGAAAATCTTGTCGGTAAGGTTAATTCTAGGATCTAATCGGCTAGATTGTAGGGCAGAAGCAAGTGGTACTAAACCATCTTGTGTAAATAAAAGAAGGTCGCCAGCCCATTTAAAAAAGCATCGTCTTGCAAAAGTTTGCCCTAATTGCCATACACCTTTTAATGCCCATGTGTCAGCAGTATTAGGGTCTGTGCCGTTATATACAATAACTTCACCCATACTGGTTACAAAGACTGCGTAGTCATCAGCACCTTGTCCAGCATCCAATGTCCAAGTACCCATAGCTTGCAAATAACCACCATTACGAGCTATTCCACCAAAATACAAGGGTAATGCCGCACCTGCGATAGAATTTACATCTAAATACCAACAAGTTAAGGTATCTCTTTCTGTGAAAAAGAGCCTATTTTTAAATAAGTTGACATTAATAAATCTATTTGAATTTACGCCTGTGATACCTAAAACTGTATAAATACCTACCACCGTAGCATTAGCGGCAGGAGTTGTTGCCATCGTGTAGGTAAAGGTAGTTGTTCCTGTTACGGTAATAACATAAGTACCGTTGTAATCGCTGGCTGTAGCCCCTGAAATGGTTACTCTGTTTCCTGTTACTAAACCATGTGTAGATGATGTAGTCAATGTAGCAACAGCACCCACATGAGTAATTGTGCTGATAGTCTGTGCCGTACTTGTAGTGGCTAAAAAGAACCAAGAAGTACCGTCATACACCATTGTTGGGTCTACGCCATTACAGGCTATTAAAAAATGCCCAGCAGAATTGGTAAGGTTAACAGCTTGAAACTTGTCGTTAGTAATACCATCAAAGACAACAACAGCAGGGTTAGGCTTTGCATCATAAATCTTAGTTCCTGCGGCCGCAAATAGGTTATATCCGCTAGTCTTGCTGTAATTCATTAGGGTGTTAATTGGTGTAGTAAGACCAATTGCGTAGACACCAACTATCGTTGCATTATTGGCAGGAACACTAGCTAATACATAAGTAAAGGTTGTAGCACCCGTTACCGTTATGACATAAATCCCGTTATAAGCTGATGGGGTAGCACCAGTAATAGAAACTTGCTGACCAGTTGTTAGACCATGCGCTGTAGCAGTCGTTAGGGTTGCTTTTGTCAGTACAAAGGTAATACTACTGATTGTTTTAACGCCAGTTGTAGTAGTCAGGATGCTAACCTGTGTCCATCCCTTACGCATTGTTACATCTGATGGGGTTGGATACCAGTTTATAAGCTGAACAGCATCAGTAGGGTTCATGTTAGCAAGAGAATCCCTGCCGTTCCACCCGCCTATTGGTGCTGGTACAGAAGTTGTACTTGCTGTAAACCCTTTAGCCGCCATGATTAAGAACCATAACCAGTATCAGGAATATTAGCCCAGCCAATAAGCACAGCACTTGGTTGTGGGGCAAAAGATAGGGTAGCAGAACCCTTATCATTAGCTTTAGCCACGTTTAAATAACGCTGATAATCTTGCGCCAAAGAAGTTGTATCAAAAGATTTGATTTGGAAATATTTAAGTTTAGTCGCTAAAGCTATGATGGTATCGTCTAATACGGTCACATCAGAGTCAGCAGTAAAACTATTTTGTACATTCCCAGCAACATCTTTTACAAAACCCCTAGAACGGTACTCAAAACCTAGATATTCTTGAGTATTGTAGGGTGGCCAAATTTGAAACTCATTGCCAAGAATACGCCAGCGAACTCTAGGGCCTGTTGAGATATAACCCGACTTTAGCCATTGCCATTGTTGAGCATCTACTGGGCCAAGCATCTGCCAATGTTTTGTCTTATCCCAATGTGTGTTATCTGTAATGGTTTCATAGTCAGGTGGCAAGTTATAAATAGTCTTGCTAAATGTGACCGATCCACCTACTGAAGTAGCAGAAGATAACTGGGTTGTAGTGATGGTATGAGCATCTACAACGGTATCTACATAGGTATCTTGGGGTACATTAGTCCCCACAATTGAATAGGTACTGTCCAAACCTGCGGTACTAGGAATATTACTTAATGTATAAGTGCCATTCACAGTATCGCAAGTTGTGGTTACAGCGGTTGTATAGAAACGGTATTCGACCTCTAATGCTTGCCAATCGTACTCCTTAACCAAATCATACCCTGCACGATTCATCAGAGCCAAGATTTGTTGCACATCCTGACTAGGATTCCCTATTACATAAGTAGGAACGGCTAAGTTTAGTTCGGCAGTTACCTGTTGAACTAATTGGAGCAGATTGTATGACATATTAGGCTTCCTCTGTGGCTACCGTTTTAGATTTACGGGGTTTCTTTTCACCAACAGCGGCAAGTATAGTGGCCATTTGATCTTGCATTTGGGCCAGCTTCGCATCTGTTTCAGCCTTTATTTTAGCAGTTTCTTCGTCTTTTTTGGCAAGTTCTTGTTTTAAAGCGTTAATTTCGCTCTCACGCTTGTCAGTTTCAGCCGCAGTTGTCGCTAAATTTAAAAATGCCTTCGCTTTATCACGAAACGCATAGGGTGACATTCCTGCCGCCATGCCCATACGCTGTAATTGCTGATCTGATGCACCTGCAATAGATTCTACGGTATGAAACTTCATTGCCCGCAGTTCTTCAGCCTGTGATTTTGACACTAAAGGCCATTCTGATACAGGAGTACCGATAACTTGGTCATCGTTTGCACCTACACGGTTCTGATAGTTAGCCCATTGTTGTGGAAAACGCTGTTTATGGCTATTTAGGACATAAGTATCGATTTCGGTTAGCGTATCACCAGCTACACAAATATGGACAAAGTCAAATTCTTTAAAAATTGGTCTGCCAGCTTCTTGTGTTTCGTGATCTTGCTGTACTGGGCGTTTATAGAAACGAACCTGTAAACGGTTGTCTGCATTTTGCTCATCTGACGGAAGTGCCATTTTTAAATCTCCTTCAAGGTATTAAAGGTCAAACGGTTAAAGAAAAAAGGAGTTAGCCTTTTGAGCTAACCCCTCGTTTTTACTACAAAAACTGATTAAACGCTAGTAGCGGCAAACCAGCCATAATCACCTGAAGCCATAGCTGTCGTTGGGGACAAATATGTACCCGCCGCACCAGTTGCTACAAATGTTGATGCGTTAATTGCACAAGTAGCTGTAGAAGCTGTAATAGCCGCACCTGCTACTGCAAAAACATAACGCTTGCCGTCAGAACCAAACACTTCAGCACCAATAGGGCCTTCGGTTGGAACTGCTACGCCAGCAGAGTTCAGATTAACTTGAGCCAAGTTAACCAAATCAATACCAGCTAGTGGGGTAATAGTAAATGCCATGATAAATTTCCTTTTCTATTCTAGTTAAGTTGAATTAATAAGTAGATTAACTACCTGTTAATACACCTTGCAAGAAGCTGTTAGAGCAGGTTAAGTTACCAGCCCAACCGTATAACTTCACGATTGCATCTTGATTAATTGACTGACGCTCGCCACCGATAGGAACGAAATTACGCTCTTTATGTGGGCGCAAGAAGATGTAGTTTGTATTCAACAAATACATAGTTGTTGCAGATTCTTGTGCGCCATAACCGCCACCCAAGACCACATCAGCAGACATACCACCACCGTAGAACTTCAATGATGCGAAACCAGCCGCACCTTCTTCAGTTCCAGCAATACGCTGAATAGCTTGTAATGAGCCAACATAGTATTGATACAGAGTGTTACCAGCAACAATTAAGTCTACTTTGTCTGTGCCACGAACAGATTTGATTGCGGCAGTAGTCATTGCGGCTTGAATAGTAGTGGAAGAAGTAGCACCAGTAGTTGCTTGATTCTGCCAAAATGTCCAGTTAGCACGGTTAATACCACCGTATGTACCTGAAGTTGGTGATGTAGAAACAGCGGCCGCTAGACCAGTAATGTTCTTACCACCGTTACCTGTACCGTCACCATAAATGTCAGTAGAAATACGGTTAAGCAGACGAGCTTCAGAAACTTGCATACGACCGTCTAACAGGTCAATGATTTGTTCCTTAGAACTATTTTGCAACATTTCTAAACCACTCATTGTTACGCTATCAGCGTACTGAGTAATAGAGAACTGAGCCGCAGAAATAGGGCTATCAGGAGTGATGTTCAACACTTCGTAACCGCTATATGAATTAGCGTTATTAGTTGTTGGGTCGTTGTACATGATTTCTTCCAAGATAACATTACCGCCTGAAAACGGGCGTACATTACCTTTGGAGTTCAATCTTTGTAGGATTGCGTTGTTTTGTGTTAAGTTATCTGCCAATACTCCGCTACGACTTTGAATGGTGGTAGCGATAATATCGGTGATTGCTGAGTTAGCAAATGCCATGATATTTCCTTTATTAAATTAAGTTAAACCCGACCACCCTCTGCATCTGCCAATGATGACATTAACAAAGAGCGTCTATCCTTTGCATCTACCTTAGACACCTGACCGCTAGGAGTAGCTGATCGTGGACTAACCGCAGTCGCTTTAGCTTTAGCTACTTGTTGTGCCTTAGATGCTTGACTACCAACCGATTTCAGGAGTTTGTCCTGTTCTAGCTTATAGGCTTCATCGTTCATACGCACAGCTTTTGCATAAGCCGTTTCTAGGTCTTGGGCTAAACCTCGCTCAAGTAATTGAGCCATATCTTCCCGAACCATCTCAAAGTGCGGAAACCGCTCTTTGTTGCTACTTACCCGACTGATTTCTGATGTCAATCGAGCATTTTCTTCTTGATCCCGTATCGCTGACAGTTGCTGAACCTGTTGCTGGGTAGCTTGAAGTTGTTGCATTAACTGTTGTTGATAAGGGTCTACATACGCCTGTTCAGGCATTTGTAAGCTATCTTGATTTAATTGTATTCCATAATCCTGTGCAAGTCTATGAAACATCTGCACTTTTTCCTGATATGGGGCTTTAGACAAAACCATATGCGCCCTGCCAAGATTATTAATCCAAGCTACTGGATGGATATTCTGAGCCTGAAGTTCAGGAATAAACGGGCCAATGGCTTGGGTTAATTGTCTTGCATTGTCGGCCTCAGCTTTATAAGCACTAACGCCACGCTTGTATTCGGCTTCTCGTTGGTTGGCATATTCGGCAAACTTAGCAAATTCTTCTTTTTCAAGAGGTTTGCCTTCCTGCATCTTATCCCAAACATCTCTGTATTCTTTTTTCCAAGTTGTTGGGCGTTTTACTTCTTCGTCAGGAACATCACTAGCTTCTGCCACCAGTTCAGTTTCTTCAACGGGATCGTCTTGGCTACTGATTTCTTCGGTTTTAGGCTTGAAACGACCTTTTTCGTCACGGTCGTTGCTCTCGGTACTGTCGGTTTCTTTTTCGGCTTTGATTGGATCGTCATTTACTTCTATCTCCTTTTCAATGGGTGCTTCAAGTGTGCCTTCTTCGGCTTGATCAAGTGCGGCTTCAATCATCTCTCTACGGTCTAATTCTTCACTCATTTAATGCTCCTTATCGTAATTTGGCGTGGGTTACTTCGGCAATAGTGCGTTTAAGATGCTCTCGCTCTTTAGTGCTTAATTCATGCTTTTTTTGTTGCATTGGCACATCATTACCAATTTCGATGCAGTTATTACGCTTTAGATTCTCACGGTGTTTAGAACGGCTTGTAATGTATGTACCATCAGCCATGCTTATGTGGCCATCAATGTCAGACATCACCATAGGAGCTTGCCTAGTTTTCATAGCGACTTTGTCTAACCATGAAGCCTTTGCCGCTTCTAGTCCGATGGTAGGAGTCCACCACTCAATAAAGAAATCTTCATCACTTTGTACGGCTTTTACATGGTTACCAGCTATCCAGCCACAATTAGGGCATTTCATTACATTCTCCTTATCAGTTCGGGGATTTTGTGCATCTCATCTTCTTCTACAGTAACAATGGAGTCATACCAAGTACCGTGCTTCCAACGCCAGCACTTAAATTCTTTTCTAGGCATGATTACAACGGTCTTAACGCCCAAAGCACCTGCTAAGTGGGCTATGCCAGTATCTACAGTTACAAGACCTTTAAGAGCCTTTAAATGGCTTGCAGTCTTAGTCCAATCCTGTTTCCAGCCATCATTGGGTAGTGGTGTCCAAAACTTATCTTCTTCGACATTAAATGAGTAGGCATCGTCACCTATGATCTCCAAGACACGATCAGGGTGCAGAGTCCTAACGTAATGCAAAATGCCCTTAGATGTAGACCAATTAATGCCGATCTTCTTGGGAATATTGCTAGGAATAGCGTCTAGATAACCTTCAGAACCTACTATTTTCTTGGTTGATAGTGGAAATAGGGCTTTAGCGTAGGATGGCGCAAGACTAATGTAGTAAGGAAGTGAAATCATCCCTAGCCAGTAGTCAGATTCGGTAGCAACGCCTTCTTCGGGCATATTTGTAAAAGTATCAATGCAATCTAACTGACCAAATAAGTGATGTAGCGATCCGTGCTGAAGCATAACGACTTTCTTAGCACCCATTACCTTTAAAAATGGTAAGAATCGTGCATACTGGATAATATCGCCAAAACCTTGTTCTGCAACAATGGTAATAGTCTTACCTAATAGGCTTTCACCACGCCAAACAGGAATTTTTAGGGGTTTAGCATAGCCTTCGAGTTGATTAGCCATGACTTCAGGATGCCAACGATACTCAAATAACCTAAATCCAGCTTCTAATCTGCCAGCGTGTAGGTGTTCGTAAGCCTTTTTATATTCCGTGTGCGGATTTAATGTAGAAGTAGTAATACTGATTCCTCATCGTCTAGTTCCTCTAGGCGTTTGGCTTCCAGTATCCGTAAATTTGTCTGTAATCTAGCAAATTCCTGTCTGTAAGCTACTGCCTCAAGGATATTTTCCCGTTGTGCTTCAAGGTAGCTTATAGACCGTTGTAAATCTTCTGTTTCAGCTAACGGTATATCAGCTTTAACCTCTTGTTTTGATTGTACTTTAGTTTGCTTAACTTTAGCAACAGGTGATACTAGGTCACGAATTGCTTGCTTACGACTTGCGTTAGCATCCTTTGTGGCTTTCTCTAGTAATCGTTGTCTTGCCTCAATCTTTTGTTGTATCTTTTGTATTCTGCGTAATTCTTCGGCTGTATACCAAGCGTCATCACCACCTACATGACTTGTAGATGGCGCAACATATACCTGAAAAGCATCGTTCTGAAACGCATTAGCTTGAAAAGCCGTTGAAAACATTAGAATGTGCCGCCTGATACCCCTACAAATTTAGTAGCAGTAATTGTTGTTCCAGTAATTAGATTAGCCGCAGTTCCACCAATAGCAGGTGGGCTAGAAAGGTCTAATGTGCCACCTAATGTAAGGTTGCCTGACGATGTGACTGTGCCAGTTAAAGTTAAACCATTGACTGTTCCTGTACCGCCAACGCTAGTAACCGTGCCTGAACCTTTACCGTTAAATGTATTCCAGTCGGTGCTAGTTAAATAGCCATTGGTTGTAGTATTTGCGGCCGCCATGCTAATAGCTGGAGTTGCACCGCCTGAAGATACAACAGGAGCAGTACCCGTTACGCTTGTAACCGTTCCCTGTGGATTAGATGCAGTAGTAATGCTTGTTACACGCCCATAGGTATCGATTGTGACTACAGGAATTAAGGTAGATGAACCAGTTGTTCCAGCAGTTGCTATGCCACTTGCAAGGTCAATAACAGGAGTTACACCGCCTGTACTGGTTATACGACCAGTAGTTCCACTTACAGAATTAACATAAGTACCTGCGGCTTGTTTGCCATTAAAGGTATTCCAATCCGTAGAAGTCAGATAACCGCTTACAGAAGTCGTAGCGGCTGGCATCGAAATAGCAGGAGT